GAAGCCAATAGCGGAGAGAAGAGTTGCGAGCATTGTGTAGTTATACCAAGAGTCGAGGAGTTGGGTGATGAATAGTCCGGAGGGGATGCCTGCGAAGTGTCTAATATACATAGATCCATCAGGAAGTACGATTGGCGCATTGAAGAGGTTATCAAGCGTCCAGAGCCAGAGTCGGTGCATTTTGAGAGCACGTTGTTGATTCCAGTCTGATTTCGTATCAGGGTAATCCTTGGTAGGAAGATAGCCATTTTCGAAGTCTAAGAAGTCTCGAGTGCCGTACATTATTCGTTTGATGACTGAGAAGTAGGCGCGTTTGTCAAAACGGTGCCAGTCCAGTGTTAGGAACGAGTGTGCAATGTATTGCGAGAAGAGAGCAGCGTTCAATCGGAGCCATCCGCCTGTGAAGGTTTCAAAGCCCCAGAGCATCGGTGTGATGCCGGGATTGAGCTTAATCCATGCGACGTATTCCCAGTAAAACTGAGTGTCGGAGATAACCCAAGGCTTAGAGCAGCCCCAGATAGTTCTCATCTTATTTGGATCGTTTTTCTTGACGATAGCTGTTTTTGTGTGAAGCAGCATCGGGAAAATGTATCTTGTATTGAAATAAAAGTCTTTGAACAATCCAGCGGTGTCTGTAAAGCCAGATTTGATGACATGTTGCCATCTATGTGTCCAGGAGAAGACTGTTTCTTTCATAGGACCGAATTTTGCAGGAACGACATCATTTAAGAATGATATGTCATTTCGTTTGTTTCCGTAGCGTCGGGACCAATCTACTGCGATGTGCGAGTACAGGTCGTTAAGTCTTTCGAAAATTTGTCCGAAAGTGGGACGGCGGAGTAAGAAGTTCTCGTCTGTTGAGAACGGAGCTTCAGCATTAACTTGTCACTTGTAGGGATAATGGTGTTCGACATCGTAAAGATGTGCGGGTAAACATTTCTGAGGGGGACGGAAGGCGTCAAGCATAGTAGCGAGGCCATATTCGAAGTGTTCGTCCATAGGTACGTTGTGATGTTCGACATCGTTAGCGAAAAAGTCATTGAGAATAGCTTCTTCAGAGATATCGGAGCGACGTAGTTGATTTTCAATCATATCAATTTCAGGAGGATAGAGATAGCGTCGAAACGCATGGTCTAAAGTCTTTTGATGATTTTGAATGTTGAATGGGTTGGGTCGAACTGAATGAGGAGGAGCGTGATAGCGTCCGGTAAATTCGAGGTTTCGTTGTCCGGTGAAATAATTTGTAACACGATTAAAAAGTGTAGTCAAGTAGTCCATTGTTGGTTAGTAATATCTGTTCCAAGAGCAGAAGAATTTCCTTTAAAGTTGGAGGGAAGAGACGTAGG